GGCAGTGTGCCAAGGCTGTTGATATTCCTGAATTTGATACATTAGAAGATGATGTGGGAAAATGGGATGTCAGTGTTCATTCTGAATTAATGCGTATAGAAAATGAAGTAATTTATGCTTTGTTAGCTTGTGATTATGTTTTGTTGAGACAATTGCTAGCGGCTAATATAAAAACACATGGTTTTACATCCAAAGGGTATTATTATTTTTGTGAAGGTGGTCGTAAATCTGGTGATCCACATACTAGTTGCTTTAATTCATGGTTGAATGCTGAAATACATATATTTATAATCTTTACGTCAGCTTTTAAAAAACAGTTCCCTAATTCCTCTTTCAATTCATTCAAACAATTTGTTAAAATGTTAGTCCAGGGTGACGATAATATTACTAAGCATTACCCATTTCTTTATAAAATTGATTGGTCCGTTGAAATGGCTGAATTTGGCTTTCAGGCGGAAGCGTTTTATAGATCAACCATATACCAAGCAGAGTTTTGTTCTAATCGTTTTTATGACTCTAGTGTTGGTTTGATATTAGCACCAAAACCAGGAAAAGTTTTAAGTAAGTTAGGTTATTTTATTAATATGCCACCTGATGTTAGTGTTCGACAGTATATGCGTGGTACTGCTTTGGGTTTAAAATCATCTTGTTCCGCTATACCACCTATAAATGCTTTTTTGGATCGAGTTTTGAGTTTAACCAGCTCTGAACAGGATATTGTGGTGCGTCGTGAAGAATGGCAAGTTTCAGGTGTGTTTGCACAACCTGTGTCAAGTGTTTATTTTACCTTAGATATGTTTTATGGTTGGGGAATACAACAACAAAAGAATTTTGAGCAGCAATTATTAAAATGGGATTTAGGAGATAATATAAGTAGTGCTGCATTAGATTATATGATGGACAGCGATTGTGCTGGTCCACAACGTTACTCTCATGGAGAGTGACTAAATCCACCAAGTGTGGTCGATGTTACCTTCGTAAAGGTAACAACAAAATTGGTAATTTGGCCTTGGTTACCAATTGGCTTTGTATTAATCAATGTTCATATTAGTTATTTAAAAATAATTTATAGGTTGCAGCTAAGCACGGTTCGCCATTATCGTCAGGCCCCCCAAAAAATTCCAAAAAATACAAAAAAAA